CCAAGTTCTAAAAGACCGTAGTATCTATCAAGACCTCTATCATCATAATAGAGACGTATGTTTACTTCTTTATTCTCTTTACTTAAACGTGATTTGTGAGTCTTTGCCTTGACAATGTTTCCGATGACTTCCTTTCCATCCTTTTCTTTTTTACGGCTGAGATAAATGATTGTGCTTGCTGCATACTTGAGGCCGCTACCTCCGCCCATTTCTTTTGTAGGTATGTAAGATCCAATGACATCGTAAGTGTGGTTTGTAACTATTAATGGAATGTTTGCTTGACCAAGTTTCAATGTGAGCATTCTAAATGCACCTTTGACTAATTGTGATTTAGTCATGTCACGAACTTGTTTGTCGTCTAGTGCATCTCTAATCTCTTTCTCGGTAGAAAGCATTCCTAAAGAGTCTAACACAAACATACATGGTTTGCGATCTTCTGTGTTGGTCTTTAAATATATATCAACTGCCTTAAGTGCTTTCGTTCTAAACTCTTCAATTGTAACAACATTGACAACTACAAGACGATCTAGATCAATTCCACGACTTGCGAGTAAAGACTTATTGACAGCGGCTTCAGTATCGAAATATAAGCAATAACCATCAGGATTAGAATCAAGGAAATTTTTGACGACTGCCAAAGAGAAGAAAGTTTTTCCAGTGCTAGACTCACCAGCAATTGCAGTGATTTTGTTATTAGATACACCACCAAATATACTGCCTGATATAAGTCCGTTAAAAATGTACGAACCTGTGTCAACGTATGTTTCAGTCTCGTCAATATCGGATGCGAGTTGGGTGTAGTCATTTCCTATTTCTTTTACTATTTCTTTCAGAAAATCCATAATTACTTTTTAAATTTATGATAAACCTCAACGTAAGATTCACACTTTGGGCATGATAGGTTTGTAACCATATCATACTCCATACTCTCATCTTCGTCAATGTCATGATCCCCACCCCAGATCAGCTCAGTACCACAATGCCAACAGTTCATTTGATTGACAATCTCTCATCAAGTTTATCAGTAATATTAAGTCTTTCCATTCTATCTCTAAGTCTCTCTTCTCTAAAGTCATCTAAGTTGTTGATGATAAGACTTATCTTTGCATTTGCTTCTTTGAGTTCAGTATTACTGATAAAGAGTGAACTATTCAATAACTTCATCGTAATAAGTGAAGTTGGAATTGCTACGATAACTCCTGTTATAAATGCTGTAATCATTATTCAAAAGGTAAATGTGGTCTGTGAAATTTAATTCTGTATTTTCTAAGCAATCTATCAATAGAAAAATCTCCACCACCAAAGCAAAGAATACAGAACGCTCCTCCAAAGTATAACACAAGAAGTTCTAGTAAGTAAATATTGAAACCTGCTGTAACAATACCATGATATATCGCAACTGATATTGTTCCTATGATTGCAAGTGAACCAAGTCTTGTGAATAATCCTGCGATTACTAGCCAACTACCATATATCTCAGAGTATGCTGCAATGTAAGATAGGAATATTGGAAAGGGTAATCCTAATGGTCTTACAAAAGCATCTGCAAAATTTTCTATGTCTGCTAATTTTTCATATCCGTGATGTATTAGCATTGTACCTATTGATAATCTTAAAATCAACAGACCTAATGACTTAATCATATGCCTAATAATTTTCTTTGTCTTTCAAAGTATCCTTTGAGTATCCAAGAACTGCTATTCTTTTTGTCATCCCCACCTATACCAAATTGAAATTCAACTCTTGGGTTATTGCCATATTTAACAATTTCTGGAGTGTTAGTTTTACCTCTATCACCACCATTACAAAAGATAACTGTATCTGCAATCTCTAAACATTTAGCGATTGCACCACATGCAGATCCTTCTTCATCATCTGGAACAGTAATAACGGCATCAACCATTCGTAAATGACGAATGATCTCTGCACGTTCTACCCATGACTGAAAGTATTGGCCTTTCTTATTGGTCAACCATTCTTCAGTATTAATACCAACAACTAGGAAGTCTGAAAAATCTTTTGCTCTTGCGAAATAAGATATGTGCCCACTATGTATGGGATCAAATCCACCAGTAACTAGACTTACCTTATCGTAAAACATTATTCGTTATGTTTGTGTTGTGGATAGTCTTGTTCTTGTGCTTTCTGTGTCATTATAGGTAGTTGTCCTTCGTGACCATGAGCAATACCGAGTTCATGCATTCTAGCATGTTCTCTGATCTCGTCTTTGAGATCTTTTCCTCCAAATCCAAAGGTCATATAGATGCCATAACCAATTAAAGCAATGACAACTAAACCAAGAAATACAGCAAATGCTGCACCTTGACCTAAGTGTGCGTGAGGAATTAATGTATCATTACATCTAGCAATCTTTTCTGGATCGCTCCATGTGCCAGGTAGGTGATAAATGGGAGGGCAAGATAGGAAAATCATATGATCATACCGTGAGTTTCTCTAAGGATTTTTTTGTAAGGGCCACCAGGATTTGCATCTCTGGTTTCTTTGACTAACTTTAGTTTTTGATACAGTGCAGTATCGCCACCTAGCGTCAATGCCTTTATTATAGTATTTAATTCTTTATCGTCAACAGGTAATTCCATTAGGAGAAAAATGATTCTAAGTTTACAGTTTTTTCAACACTCCAACCAATAGCGTCAAGTATTGTTTTGAGTGGTTCTAAAAAGGCTTTTTCAAATTGTAAGTCATAGTCGATATACTTGTCAAGACCAAGTTCTTTTGGAAAGTCTTGTATGAAAGAAATAATATTCTCATGAATAATATTTGGTTTTTTCAAGTATAGAAACTTGATCTTCTCACCATTTTGAATCAGTGAGTATTTGTGATCTAGTTTGTTCTTCTTGACATAATGATTGAATAACAATGCACCCCTGATATGTATAGGAGTTCCTTTTGCATAGATTGTGGAAGATGCCTTATACTTCACAACATCAGATGCAGAACGAGGGAATGATATGTCTTCTGCAGGGAGTTTCTTAAACTTCGTACGACATTCATCTATGAAGTCAATCACCTCATCCTCTGTTCCGTTCATCATTATTTTAAGTGCATCCTTAATCATTGTGCGACAAGGTGCAGGAGTGGATGACTTGACTGCTTCAATACCCATCATCTTAAGTTTGGGTTCTTCATATCTTACACCCTCACTATCCCATACATTTAAGATGTATCTTTTCTTTGCCGTCCATATGCCACGATCTGCGATGTTCTCTCTCTTCATAAACATCTTTTGATCATAGGCACTTACATACGAGGCCAACGCTTCATAAGAACTCGTAATATACTTTTCAAGTTCCACTTCACAGACCTGATTAAGGAACGAAACAATGCTTTCATTAGTTTTCTCTCTGCCCTTGTATATGACCTCCACCAGAGGGCCAAGATTAAGGTAGATGGAATCAGTATCTGAAGCAATAACATAGTCAACCTCCTCTGTTTTAAGAACTTTGTTTAGATAGTCATTCATTTTGTTTTCTATCCAACGAATAGAAACCTGACCTGACAAAGTAATTGCTTCTGCGTTTGCTAGTTTATAATAACGGAAATACTGGTTCCCAATAGCACCATAAGCACTGTTAAGAGATATCTTCTTTGCCATCTGGATGTTGTTACACCTAGCAATTTCTTTTTCGAGTTTCTTAGTCGGAGTTTTCTCATACTGTTTCTTTGCCTCAATCATTTTCTTTTTGAAGATCACACGATCTCCATACATTTTATCCATGAGTTCTGGTAAGAACCCACGAACATCTTTACGATACTGTGCACCATTAGCACAGGTCGCATATTGATCATGAATATCTATTTCTTTGTTTAGTATTTTATCAACAGTTGCTGTTGGATGTCTCTCTTCAATCAATGTCTCTGGTGAGATATTGTATTGCATAATCAAATGAGGATACAGAGAGTTGAGGTCAAAGTTTACAACCCAATCATACTTTCCTGGCTTTGGTTCTTTGACATATGCACCTGCATACTTTTCACTCTTTGCAGATCTATTCTTTGGGGGAATTACAATGTTACGTTTCTTGAGATAATTGTAGATAATAGTATCCCACATTCTTACCTGATAAAACACATCGTTGTAATTCACCTTGGCATCATATGCCATAGTTAATGCAAGTTCAATCAGTTTCATCTTGTCTTCCAAACGGTCAACAAGTTCTACGTCAATGATGTTATATTCTATGAACTTCTGCCATCCTTTTGAATAAAATTCTTTGAAAGTATCAAACTCAGAGTGATCAAGTTTTTGTTGACCGAGTTCTACCTTTGCAATGTAATCTAGTCGATATGATTCTTGTGCCTTGTATGTAAACTTCTTGTATAGATCTAGGTAATCTAATTGAGTCACACCACCAACATCAAAGGTAGTATGCTTTCTTCCCATGATATGAATCTCACCCTCAGATACAAGACCCCAAGGTGACATACGTTTCATTGTTTTTTCACCAAGCACACGATTTATACGTTTGCAGATATATGGTATGTCATATAGTTGAATGTTCCATCCAGTAATCACATCTGGAACATCTTGCATCCAATAGTTTATAAATGATCGAAGAAGTTTTTCCTCAGTGTCACAACAGTGGTAGGTAACATTGTTTTGCTTGTTAACAAATGGTTTAACTCCCCAAGTAATAATCTGCTTTGTTGTATAGTCTTGGATTGTGATTGCCAGAATCTGTTCGACGCACGATTCAACATCAGGGAAGCCTTGCTCAGACGCAACCTCAATATCAAGAGTAACAAGTTTAATTTTGCTGATGTCAAACTTGACTTCATCCTGTGGGTATTTCTCTGATATGTATTGATAAATGTATCTGTCATTTCCATATATTTCAAATCCATCAACATCTTCATATTTTTTATAGAAGTCTCTGCAATCTCTAACTGTGCCTGGTTTAATTGAATCAACGCTCTCTCCGCTTAACGTTTTGTATTTAGTATTCTTTTTTGACTTAACAAATAAGGTGGGGAAAAACTCATCTCTGTGTTGATATCTCTCACCATTATCTACACCACGAACCAAAAACTGGTTTCCGATCAATTGAACATTAGTGTAGAATTTCATTTAATAAGGTTTTGATACTTTTCAAGTAATGTTGGTTTAGGATCGATAAGTGTTAATATCTTATCTGATGATATCATAAATTCGTTTTGAGTGGTAGCATCAACCAGCCAAGGAGATAAAGTATCTTGTTCTCCAACTATAAACGGTTCTATAAGTTTACAGTCTGGTGATCCTATGTCTGCTAATACTTCCTCAATCTGAGTCAGTAGCATCAGATTGTTCATCAGAACTAGTAGTTTGATCGGTTTCTTTTCCATCGTTTAATACCTGAGTTTCATACATTTCTTGGATTTTTTCAACTGGTGTCACCATTGTAACTACCCAGTCAGCATTGATAGGAATCATCTTTTCTCTAGCAATTGGCATCCATGGATGCATTCTAACAGAGACTTCAGATTCTGCAGACATATCTTTTGCTTGCAACTTCACAACACATGGTGAACTAAGAAAATATCCCATCACTTGTTCTGTAGTGGGAGATACCATCTCTTGAACATCAGCGATGACATCTTCTCCAGATTTTAGAACTAAGACCTTAATTGTCATACTCTAATCATACCTCCAATAATTATAGCAAAGAAAAAGCACCCTGTAAAGGGTGCTGATCCATCTCGAACTATTATTATTTAGTCATCATAGACTAAACAGTGTGAGTTTGTTGGGTGCTCCTCGCACTCCTTATCCCAATAGGATTTCTTATCCTTGGCAGATCGTTTGATGTCACTAAGGGCATCTTTGATAACTGTGAATGGTGTTCTGAGTTTCATAATGCACCTCCTTAAAGCCAATCTTTTCTGGAATGATGTTCGGGAACAACTTTACCTACTGTAATAGAAAGTAAACCATCCTCAAACTTCACATCTCTAACTTCTGTGTCGTCAGAAATGTGAAATGCTCTGCTGAAAGATCTTTGAGCAAGACCTTGATGAGCATACTCTGCATCTTCTTTCTGTTCTTTATTTCCTTCGATCATCAACTTACCATACTCAGTGTAAACTTTAACTTCTTTCTTCTTGAATCCTGCTAGAGCAATCTCTAGTCTAGATTCCACGTTGTTTACATGAACAATATTGTAAGGTGGATAATTGCATGTGGTTGTTTCATTAAAGAAACGATTAAGGTAATCTTCCATTCCTAGACTGTTCTTGGATATCTTATCCAATAAGTCTGGAAGATTCGCAGCGTGATACCTTGCTAAGTTCATAGTTTTGCCTCCTTTAAAAGCGAGATTTGATTAGGTGGATCCTTTCGGCATCCAATACTAATTATACCATAAACTCAGAGAGTTGTGTTCGGGTATCCTCCCAGTTCT